CTGTAATGGACTTTATGATGCCCCGTCGGTATTGTGGTGGAGATAAAGTTTGGGTACGTCATTGTGTAGATGGAGTAGATACAGCTACTATGGATTTCTTTATTGGATTTCATGAGTATCCTCAGTTTACGACTGTTATACCAACTTCTACCACTACAACCTCATCTTCATCTTCATCAACATCGAGTACGGCGTCCACATCGTCCTCAAGTTCGAGTTCGAGTTCAACATCGAGTACGGCGTCCACATCGTCCTCAAGTTCGAGTTCGAGTTCAACATCGAGTACGGCGTCCACATCAAGTTCCACAAGCAGTACAAGCAGTACAGCATCAACGACCAGTAGTATAAGTAGTACAAGTTCCACAAGCAGTACAGCATCAACGACCAGTAGCAGTTCGAGTACAACAACAACGACAGCATAAACCAAGTGAGGACAAAATGCCTGAAAAACACAAATTACCGAAAGGAGCATTAAGATTAGTAGCAGAGGGTTGCCATGCTCATGTTGAGATGGCAGAAGGTGAGGATAAAACACCTAAACTCCGAATGACTGTTTACAGTGGAAAACCCATTGAGGGGCACTGGTATTGGGGTAGGATGGCTATTGATTTATCGGGTATTAAATTTGATCAAAAAAAATATCCTGTCCTTGAACAGCACATGACAAACAGACGGATTGGTTTCTCTGCTAAACCGATTGTTAATGGGGGCATAACTTTAAATCCTGAAACTACAAAGTTTTTGGATAATGAGTATGCTCAGGAATTTATAAGGGACTCTTTAAAGGGCTTTCCTTTTCAGGCAAGTATTTACGCAATCCCAACAGTCCTTGAAAGAGTTGAAAACGGGGCTACAGTTGAAGTCAATGGATATAAATTTAAAGGCCCCGGTATAATTTGGCGAAAGAGTCTTTACCAGGAAGCGTCAGTTTGTGTTTTTGGTTGGGATAAAAAAACAGAAGCCGCTGCTTTCTCTAAAGAGGAGGTGGAGGTTAATGTTCAATATATCAATAATGAAGGAGGTGATGCGGACAAAAACGAGGATGAAACAACTAAACCTAAACTTAAACTTCGGAAAGGAGGTGAACACATCATGCCGAAGACATTAGTGGAGCTAAAAGAACAGTATCCCGATCTGACCAAACAATTGGCGGATGAGGTTACGACAAACCTGCAGAATACTTTCGACAAGGAGAAAACTGCCATGCAGTCCCAAATCACCCAACTCTCTACAGAGAAGGAGGAGATGGGGGTAAGAGTACTTTCTCTTGAAAAGAACGATCTTTTGCGTTCCGAGAAGGAATTGGCTTTGACTGCCGATCGAATCTGGAATGAGAAACTGGCCGCCAGCAACATTGCTGAACATCTTTTTGACAAGGTAAGGAAGCACGTGGTTCATGCCAAGTTTGTAAAAGATGGAAATCTTGACGTTGCTAAATTCGGCGAGGCCATCCATACTGAAATCGCCGATTGGGAGAGCCGGGGAGCGACAAGTACCGTTCTGGGTGCTGGTTTTAGCACAACGGAGCGAGAAGTTGAAACGATCAAGTTGTCCAAGCAGGAAAAGAGTGATGACGACTTGGCTAACCATCTCTTGGAGATGGCGGGACAAAAACAAAATAAAGGAGGTGAATAGCCCATGCAGACATTAGCACGTGGAGGCGATGCTCCTCATATAATTGGGAGTGTCCAAAAAGATTATAAGCGGCTGTATTACTCGGAGCCTGGTGCCGCCTTAAAAGTGCCTGTCACTTTGCAATCTGGTTATGGATTGCTGGAAGCAGGAACGGCTCTCGCTAAGAATGTTTCGGCGGGATCGGCAGGTGGTAAAGATCAGTTGCTCCCTTACATTCCCACGCTTTTTGATGGGACGGAGTTTGCCCCCGGTAGGGTATATATTGTTGGGGGTGGAGTAGATGCGACCTATACGGTTAATGTGACTATCAATGATAGTTACAAGTTTAAGGTGGGTGATGATCTTTTCATCAATGATAACACCACCACCGTGCAGTTACTGGGAGCAATCACAGCCATTGACCGTACGACTTACCGTAATTATGCTGTCATTACGTTTACCACTGTAATTGGTGGGGTGGCTTTTACGACCGCTCTATTTGCCTATGTTGGCGTTGAGGCGGCGGCAGGTAATACCAATAACTATTCGGATTGTGTGGGCATCCTTGAAAAGACAGTTGACACCGGTACTGGTGAAAATGCTGCGGGTGCTGTTGCTACTTTAATTCTCGGCAATTGTGTGCTGTATAAGGGTCTTTTGACCAATTTCGATGCGGCCGCAATGGTTGACGTATCTGCCACAGATTTTGGGCAGTTTGTTTATATTAAATAGAAGGGAGGTGAGACTAATATGCCACATAAAATGTCAAGAGGATCAAGTGATATACCTGAATTAAGGCTTGAAGTTCTTCAGAAGTTTGTAACCAGATTCACAGCACCACCGAATTTGATTCTGATGAACATCTTTCCTTCCAGCACTTCCCCTTCAAGTACGATTCGCTGGGAAAGTCAACGTGGAGGCAGAGGACTCACACCCTTTGTTCCGCCTGGTGCGCCTGCTCATGTGACAGCACCTCACGGTGTTGCTCAACATTTGGCTGAGTCTGCTTACTGGAAAGAGAAAATGCCGTTCGATGAAGAATTCTTGAATAACCTTCGTAAAGAAGGAACTGAGGCCCAATATCTTTCTGCCCAGCAACGATTGGCAAGGGAACTTAGTTATTTGAGAAATCGTTCAAATCGCCGAATTGAATGGATGTTTGCTAAGATGCTGTTTACGGGCTCCTTTAACTACCAGGTTAAAGGGGGTTACTCGGCAACGGTTGATTACAAAATCCCCGATGATCATAATGTCACCCTGGGTTCCGCATACAATTGGGATGATGGAGCATCTAAGGATATTATCGGTGATATTCGGGACGGTAAACGAAAGATCAAAGAGGATTGTGGTGGTACCGTAACTCTCGCTATTTGTAACTCGAAGGTTTTGAGTTATTTAGGAGATGACAGTACAATCCGCGCCCTCCTGCAGAAAAATCATTTTGGAACAGGTGATCTGTTTAGCGGTGCCAAAAACCGTTTGGCGATGATAAACCCGAAAGTAGTTGCCTCCATACTGGACATCGACAATCTTGTTGTGTATGATGAGATGTACGAGGTCAGAGCATGGTTGACTGCCGCTGTTACGGGGGCTTCCACTACGTGGATCTCTGTAGACGATACGGGTGATTTTGAAGCCAAAGGCAAGTTGCGTTTTTGGGATCAAAGTGCTGGTACTTACGAGGACAGAATTATCATCTCTGTAGATACCATCGGTGGACGTATCCAAGTAGCTTATCCCCCCGCTGCCTCATATAAGGCCGCTGAAGATTATGTTACTATGGCGAAGTATTTCATACCAGATGATAAATTTGTTATGATTGCCCCTTCGGTTGAGGGAAACCCGATCGCCGAGTACAAACAGGCACCTTTTGGTTTAGGTCGTCATTTTGGTCAGTATACCGATAAGAAAGACAAATGGGACCCGGAAGTAACTTGGATTCGTGTGCAGGATAAGGGAATACCTGTCTTGTATCAACGTGATGCACTTTATATCCTGGATGTCAAAATAACAACTGAGGATTCAGCCACAACAACCACATCCTCAACTACAACAACCACTACGACCGGCGCTGGCTAAGCCATACAATGGGAAAGTGAACAGCCATTATGGAAATAATTAAAGTACAATTGAATACCACTTTAAAATGTGGTAGAAAAGTCTGGGAGGCGGGCGTATATATGGCGCCCGTCCCTCCAGACATATTAGCCGAAAGATATGCTGGGTCACGAACAAGAGATGGTGTCCCAGTAGTGGAAGTACTTGCAATTGCTAAACCAAAGGTGGTTCCAAGAATGATTCCTTTTCGCTCATTGGAATCTCCTACAACAACATCAAATGTAACAACTTCTAATTTAAGAGAAGGGCCTATATTTGAAGTTGGAAAAAATGATTCTGCACCTCAGGAAGAGAGAAAGGAGCAGGCATCATCGAAACCGAAGTTAGTGTTAAGGAGATAGTCAATGACTCGCAATGAAATATTGATCAAGATAAAACAAGAGGTAAAAGGTTTGTCGTCTTATCTTGATGGTGTCGATTATGAAAATGCGGTTGATGACGCCAGTAGGGAAACAGGTTGGAGTTATCCTGTTACCGGGGATTTTAAAATATACTGGGCAAAACAAAGGGCAAAAAGACACCTTTATGAATATCTCCTGACCGAGAGTGCCCACAAGTTTAAATACGAACAAATCAATTTACAGCACCGCTTTGAGCACTACAGTAAATTGATTAAACGTATGGATGAAGACTTTGCGAGAATCCAAGATGCGAGACCAGACCAGTTTGCAGATGTTGATACTTTTCAATTATTTGGAACTAAAGTGGATGCAGGTTTTGCCTACGCAAATCAAACTGGACAGGACATCACTTATGTTGATGATCAACTGGTAGAATTTGGTCCTAAGGAAAATGATTAAAGGGTAATATGACTATTGGCCCAGACATAAAGGAAGCAATCGTTGAAGTTGGTTCAGCGGCTACTATATTAAGATCCGCAGGAAATGTAACAGGGGAATATTTAAAGTATAAATTAAATTCACAGGTAACAAAGCCTTTTATACAAGAATTCTTTCTTGAGGTTGATATTCCTTATGATACTTCCATTGTAGTTGGTGACGTTGTATTGATTAATGTCATCTCCATTAGATATTTGGTGATGAATTTGACGGCAGTAATGTTTGAAAATGAGGTTATCAAATATGCTGCTGTATTTTATAAATGCAACGTGGTTGTGGATCTTAAAAGACCTGTCGAAGATAATTGGGATGATACTCAAACTTACCATCGTCAAACCACTTGGAATACCTACAGTGGTAATGTCAATGCTCTTATTACCACTCCTCTCTATGGGCACGATCTTGTAACCGATGAAGAATTAGGCATGCTCGGTCTGGAAAGACATGAGATGTACGTTGCTACCTCCGAAGGCGTTGAACAATTAGATAGAGTAAGGATCTCGGCACATGAATATTATCGTGTAGAGACTGTTAAAAAACGCCGATATGCTGCTGTAGATGTTTTGGAAATAGGGGAGGATACAAGAAGTGTCACAACCACGAGTACCACAACATCCAGTTCGACCAGTTCGAGTACAAGCACGGCATCGAGTTCAAGCACGACCACTACCACAGCATAAGCTGATTAGATATATATGTGGTTGTCAAGTAACCTCGAAAGTGTACACAATATATTGTTCTATCCATGGTAAGGGGATAGTAATTGAACCAAATAGTTTAGTGGATTCGAGACATTTAATATGATGATTCCAGTAATCAAATTTTATGATTTAGATTATAGAAGGTATCGATCAGCCTTAAAGAGAATTCTTCTTGTGTCTGGAACCAGAATGAATCGAACACAACAAAAAATGGCTATTGATTATAAACATTTGGTTACTGAAAATATAATGACCCAAAGATTTGCAGGAGGGTATGCTCCTTACAGTGAGAGATATGCAAAGTGGAAAAGAATATTTGCAGCCAATACTTTGTATCATGTTCTTAAAGGTGATGCTGTTAAGGCTCTTACAGTTTTAAAAGTCAGAGTGCATAAATGGCAAAGTATTTGGTTTAGTGGTATCCCTGCAGGAGTTACAGATACTGGAGGCAAATCATGGTTGTACCCATTAGGCAGTCCTAAGGGTAAACCCAAAAGTATTGCTATGTATATGCATGTTAGTGAGTATGGTGGTAATTATGG